GTCGCCCGGCTCAATTGGCATCGACATAAAGTCCACACCGCCAAAGAGAACCATCACCGGGCAGTCAACCAGCAGCGGGTACTCGGCAAAAGTCTTATTGCCCTTGCCGTCCACCGAGACAGTCTGCTTGAAGACCACTTGGATGGTGGCTTTTTGCGTGGCCGGGTCGAACTCTTTGATAATGCCAATCTGCACGCAGTTAATGGCCTTCTGGATGTCGCTCTTGTGCTCCTCAAGGATGTTGACGAGGTTGGGCGGGTTGGGTGAGGTGATATTTGGGTCAGCCATTTACTTCTTGATACCCCCCAAAAATAGTTGTTCCGGTCAGCAACTTGAACATGCTGCGGCACGGGCCGCCAACTGCCGAGCTGATTGTCCCTTGGTGGTTGATGCCGATGACCTTATAGCTGCCGTTATACACCGGTAACACGCTTGATTGAAGCTCGACCATTTGGCTGATGGTCACGCGCGGCTCGAACAGGGTGTTGACCGTCAAATAGGCGGCATCGCGGCGCGGTGTGTCGAGCAAGCCGGTCTCAGGGCTGAGAAGCGGCAACTCTCCGGGGATGACCTCACTATCCTTGAGCACAAAAACCTTGCCATTATCGACAAAGACATTGCCCCCGCTGTACTTTTTAATGAGGTCATAGGTGTTGCCGTTGAGCACCGTTGCCCGTTGCAGCACCTCGGGGAAGTCGCCCACAGCGCCGCGCCCGAGGGTTTCAGAGCCTTTTGTCAGCTCGCCAACCAAGAACTCAAGCACCTCCTTAATTGAGCTGCCACTCGCCAAGGTTTGAAATGTCATCTTCTGGCTGATATCGTACAGGCCAGCCAGAGCCGAGATGGTGGTGACAATCTCAGTGCCTTTGCGCCAACTGTTCGCATAGAAGATGTTGCCGGTGTAGATCATCGACAATGAGTCATAGCCCGCCTCAAAGGTGATGGTTCGGTCATTGCGAACAAAGCGGTCTTGGAAGATGCGGTTGCGCTGGGTCTCGGACAAATTATAGATGTCGATGTCGAGGTGGTTCAAGCTGGCCTGCGTGTCGCGCTGCACGGTGAAATTGATGGTAAGCGGCAGTTGAATGACAATGAGGTCTCCGCCGTCTTTGGGGTCGATAACCAGTCGATAAGAGCGGCCAAACTTTTTCATTCAAACTTTTTTTCAACCTCCAAAACGTCTGCCGCGTTGAGCAGATACATGGCAGACCGGCCAGAAGAGAAATCGTCAATATAATAGGGGTCAAGCCCGTCGCCGGTCACACAGGCAATGCCAAACGGAATCAGGTTCTTGTAGTTCCGCAGCATGTTGGGAGAGCTGGTAACGGCGATTCCACAAGCCTTAAAGTCTCCAAACTCGATATCCATCAGCCACAAAAGCTGCATTGGCATATAGCGTAAGATCATGATGATGCGCTGGCCGGGGTTGCCGGTCAGAAAGAACTTTTGCTGTGCTTCGGACGTAATTTTATTTAGGAATAACATCTAGTTACCTCCTGCGGCGCGGGTCAAAATATCATAGCCAAACTGCTGCATATTGGAGAGTTCTTCAGCATTGACTGCAATGGCGTTCGGGTTGATGCCACCAAGCGGGCGGCCTCGTTCATCCGTGGTGATAATCATGCGCTGAATGACTGCCGGGTCAATCCCCGGCATGTTGCCAATGGTGGTGACCGGCTGCGATTGCTCGACATTGCGGCCTTGTGGGAGTGGGGTAGGGGAGTCCGAGTCACCGCTTCCACCTTGTTGGCTCGCCACACCATTGACAATGCCCGCCGTGCGGATTTGCTTGAAGGTGATGGTGAAGTCGCTGACAAACTTTGTCCGCTCGTCCTGCATGGCTATGATGGACTCAATCGCCATATTTGAAAGGAACTCATAGGGCGTCTGGATGGATGACAGAATCTTTTGCTCGTAAAGAGCCTTGAAGTACATGTAGGCCCGCTGCTGCTTGCTGTCATTGGCCCCCAGATTCTTAGCCAAGCCCCACAGGTCGAGAATCTTGTTAACGCTCTCAAGCGACACGTTGTCTAGGCTCAAGTTACCGTCTCGGGCCTGCTGAATGAGTGCCGTGGCCTGTGTGGCTGCGGCTGATAGCTGCGGCAGGAATGATGACACCGTGGTCAGCTTCTGCACGGCCTTCTGAACGAATCCGCCGTCGTTTTGTGGCGAGTAATAGACCAGCTCGCCGACATAGCCCTTGAGCGTCAGTCGCTTGGGCTTGATGGCAATGTGGTCTTGAACAGACCGGTTGTCCTCGGTGTAGTGGTCAGTGATCTCTGCGGTCAGGTTGAGCGTGGTGTCGCCTTCATTGTCAAACACAAATCCGCCGATGCCAAACTCATTGATCGGCGTGACGATGAACTTGCTGAAGCTGTCCGTTAAAAGCTGAAGGTCGTTTGCCATGGCTAATTACGCGGCCCGAGATTGACCTGCGCCCCCGTTCTATCATAGGTTGGCTGAACCGCGCGGCCCACAGCATCGCCAATGGCCTGCGGGTCGCTATCGGAATGAATCTCGATGTTGTTGTTGATGGTCGTGTTGCCTCGCGCTTGGCTAAGGATGCGGTCAAGGTCGGCCTCATTCTTGACGCCTGTGATGTCGATGCCCGATGGTGCAGCCTCGTCGATAGGCGGCGGCTCTTGACCGTTGTGGGTGAGGCGGTAACGGTCACGGAAATTCATGTGCTGGTTCATATTATTTGGCATATCTTTTTCAAACAACGGCGTGATGGCATCGCCCAGACCATTGCCCCACCAGCTTGTGAACTTTCCAATCGCCGTGTCATCACCACTCATGGCCTTGTCCAGCTCGGACAGGGCAAATGCAAGAGCGCCGACGACAACAGCAAAAGCGGTCATTTGAGGGGCAAGCAGCGCCATGAATGCCGTGAACCCAGCAGCTTGAGCCGGGCCGGGCAACCGTCCAAAAAGATTGAAGACGTGCTCAAAGTCATCCGTCATCTCATCAAGATAGGGCTTCATCTCGTGATAGGCTTCTTTGATGTCCGGGAAAATATCAGCGGCCTTTATCTCCATCCACTGGTCAAGGTCAAACTTGAGCTGGTTCATCTCCTTGCGAAAGTCGGTCAACGCTTGAAGGGTCTCGGGCGACAGAACACGGCTATTGGCAAGCTGGTCAAACTCTTCCCGCGTGAGCTGAAGCGCGTTAATCATGCCGGGGTCGAGGCCCAGCCCGGAGATCATGTCGTTAGTCTGGCGCAAGCCCCAACGCTGCACGGCTTCCTGATAGTGGGTACGGATGTCCTCAAGCACTGCAAATGCGTCTTTGCCATAGATCGACTGGCCGGTGAGCATGGAGAATAAGCCGCCGCCTTGACCGTTCCCCATGCTTGCGTCTGCTATGGTCTTGTTGAGCGCAATGATGCTGGTTCGCACTTGGTCGATAGATAGGGCAGGGTTCTCAAGCGTGGCGGCGGCCTGCCACTTCTGAAGCTCTTCAGTAGACTCACCCGTCAGGATGTTGAAATTCTCAAGCTGAAGTGCGTTCTCGGTCAGATTTGACGACAGGCGCTCAAAGGCCCACAGCGCACCGGTCGCCGCAGCCGAAAGCTTGAGCATGGACGCAAGGCCGGACTGCAATTCGCCCTGAAAGTCTTTGAGCTTCTGCGCGTCAACGTCGAAGCCTAGCTTGATGAAGAGTTCGCCGACATTCACGATTCTGCCCCCGGTCTATTCAGCTCAGTATATGTGCGTTCATAGTCGCTGACAAACGCTTCATACTCAATAATTCCGAGAACGACATTCACCGGGGCGGATAGTACCTTGTTCGGGTCGCCTTGATAGTAACCCGCCTTGGCAAGACGAAGCCCCACATAGAGCGCCTCGACCGCAGCGTCTACCTCTACTTTAGGCTTCCGCTTTTGATTGCCGCCTGCAACTCCTTGAACACGAAAAGCAGGCCGTCGAAAAAAGGGGAGACGTTCTCTTTCATACACCCCAGCGCGATAGGGTAGAAGTCACGGCGGGACTCAACAGCCTCGAAGGTCTTCTTGGTGATCTTCTCGTCCTTGTAGAGGCACCGAGCCAGACACGGCCAGAGCGCCTCATAGACCTCAACTGAGCTGTCAACTGTCAAGGCCATGGCAGCAAGGGTCTTCACGTCTGCGCTGAAGTCGATATTGGCAATGGCCTGACTGCGTACCAGCTCGCGGATGACCGCGGTCTTCAAGTTCATGGCATCCTGAAAGTCAGCCGGGTTGATAAAAACCTTTGCGCCAGAGATTGCGGTGATCTCAGTCATTACTGGATGCTCCGAACAGCGTTGGAGAAGGTCATGTTGTAGATGGCAACCGCTTGGGCGGTATCGCCGGACGAGTTCTCTTTGCCGTCCACCGGGCGCACGATCACGCCGCCCAGCAACGTGTAAACGTCGCGCGATACATTGCCCTGACCATCGCCAAGACGCTTGACGAATTGGCCGGTCGCCAGCTCGGTCGCCACAAAGTCAGCAGACATGGCCGCCAGCTTGGACTGCATGAACTGGTCATCGCTTGAACCTTTCATAAGGCGCAAGACGACATTGGCGTTGTTGCCCTGCTCGTTCTTGGCGAAGATGGTGTTCTTGTTCTTGCCGGTCTTGACGGTCACAAGGTCATTGCCGAAAGCAATTGAGGTGATGTCATCGTCGGCAAAGTCGTTGAAAACTCGGCCCCACAAGGTCAGGGTGTCGTCGCTGGTTACGGTAAAAATTGACATGGCTTTCTCCTTAATCGTTGACGAGCACTATTACGTCTGAGGTATGAAGCGCACCGGCGCGTTTGATGGCGATCTGCACCAGCGGGGCCTTGCGCTGCTCACGCTCGCTGGCTGACTGCTGCACAATGGGCAGGCTGTAGATGTAATAGCCAACCGTCAGAATGTTATTTTTGAAGGTCTCGGGGTCGCCAAATGTCTCTGAACTTGTCCAGCTACCCGGTGCAATGCAGCCGTTGCGAATAAACCGCTCAAGCACCTGCGCGTAGGCATTCTTGAGGCCGTTCATGCCCTGTTCAGTCTGCGGGACTTTGGTGTTGGTCTGGCGCAGATAGTTGAAGCCTGCGGTTTCAAGCGCAAACTTGAGCGCCAGATCGGAGTATGGGTTATCAAAGTAGTCATTGCCGCCCGTCGAGAATACCGATGGGACACCGTCATAGCTGACATAGAGGTCAGCGCCAGCGGCGTCGGCCTGTGCATAGATGGTCTGATTAATGCCAAGGTCGGGTGTGATGGTCGCCAGCTGCTTCAGGTTCATGGTCTGGGCGGTGAGGCTGCCAGTGAAGTTGACGCTGAAGCCGCGACCAGCATAAGCCGCCTTCTCAAGGTTGGCGAGCGCATAGCTCGGGGTATAGAGAAGCGAGCGGGTGCGCGTGTCGGCGGCCTGCTGAATGGTCGAGATGACACCGGCAATGTCCTGCACGCTGGCAAAGTGGTGGATGAACATGAAGTCCTGCGCCTGAATGCCGTTGGCAATGGCGAGCACGGCAGAGTCCTCAAGGCCCAGATTGGTGATGATCGGCGTGTAGCCAACTACGCCAGCCGTGCGGGTGATGGCTTGCAGGATGGTCTCGCCCGAGCTGTTAGCGCCAGCGGTTGCAGAGCCGCCAGCCGCGTTGAAGTAGCCAGAGCCGTTGAGAGCCGTGCCAGCGCCGCCAGAGACGGCAGCCATGGCAACCGTGCTGCTTGAACCAACCTTCTTCGAGGTGAGGGTAAAGCCGTTGGCATCAGCAGTAACCACAACCTCAAGCAGCGCAGCCTGAAGAACCTTGGCAACGTCGGCCCAAGTGGTGCACTTGGTGAAGTTGAGGCCGGTGAGGTTGTAGGCCACACTGTTGACCGTGATTTTAACGTCGCCGCTGGTAACGGCAATGATGTCAGTGAGGTTGGCCGAGAGGTTGGCCGTCACGAAATTGCCAGCCGTCGCGGATACGGCATTAAGCAGAGGGATAATGACCAGCCGCCCGCCGCCACTGCGGATGTTCGGAGTCTGACTGAAAATGGCATTTGCCATCTGTGCGGTCACGCTGTTTGTGCCAAAGTCATCGGCCACCTGATTCGCGCCAACATAGATGCCATAGGGGTCAAGGCTATCAGACTGTTCGGTTGTGAAAAGCGCGAGGCTATTCACATTCTTCTCGGTCAGGCCGGACGGCGTGTTGGTGATGGTTACGTTGATGATGTTGGTGATCGGAAGAATGGACATGATTTACTCACCTCTCTTTTTTTTCATTGTTAACATACCAGAAGGCGGCTGTCACTTCCAGAACTCCAACTGCCTAACGAGTTGGTGGGTTTTCTTGGCGTGCAGCACCTCGGCGCGGGCGGTCTCCAAAGTACGCATGGCATCCGTGGGATTGCCGGTCTTGACTTCAACCAACGCCTCGGCTAGACGCTCGGCTACTTTATCAGCGAGTTGCTCAAATGCGGTCTTCATTTGCATGGCGGCAACGCCCTTTCTTTCTCAACAAATCTGCTCTTGGAGACGGCAATCAACGCAGCCCGTGACCCTCTTATCTGCGCATATCCCACAGCGGCCTTCATATTTTCCAGCATGATTGATACTCGGTCGGCGGTGTCGATGGTCATGGCGCTGTGTCCGTCTGGATGTCGGCGTTGGTGCGGCGGTAGTTCCAGACCTTAACAGCATGGATATAACCGCGCCAGTTTGCCGTGTTTCCGTAGTTTGTGCCGATGTAGACGCGACTGGCTGAGGGGACGCCGTTCGGAGAGGATGAGTCTGTGACCGCTGTATTTCCGTCAGTTGAAGCCGCCATGTCGTTATCGCTAACGGCGAACGCAGCCTTAAAAACAGATCCGATGGACGGAGCCACTCCGGTGTTTATGTTGGCCTGCTGGACGGTCGCGCTGTATATCGTAGCGGATATGAGGTTCGTCCCACCGAGCGCCCTCGAAATGTAGTCCTTGCTTGCTGAGTTATCAGCCAGCTCGATCAGAGTTGCACCAAGCAAAGAGGCAGAGAAGTTAGGCACCACGCCTTCCGCGTAGAGCGTCACGTTTTGAACCGGCCTGCTCAGGTCGTAGTAAGCCAAGTCTGCGGCCCGAGTGACAGTGGCGGTTGTGGTCGGGATGTAGCTGGAGAGAGTCGCCCCGGCCTCTACCTGCCCGCCATAGAAATACATGGTCTTGCTGCCTCCAGCGATTGCCGGTGCGCGGGTTTCGCTCCCGGTTGCCAGTTCGCATAGTGCCAGAGTGTTGGTTGCTGTTCCGGTCGCAGTAAACGTGATGGCGATGCGATACCAGCCTGAGCCGATGTTGGTTATTGAGGTGGAGGACACGCCCGCGCCGGTAGCGGAAACGCTGCCAGATCCGTTGAGGTAAAAGTTTGCGTAGCCGTCAGTCACCACAGAGAACGACATGAAGAGCTGCACGCGGTCACTGGTACCGGCTTTGACGAACGCGCTGGCGGTATACTTTGTCCCGCTGACATACGATATTGTCGATACTCCAGTTGACCACTGCTGACCGGTTGTTGTGTTGGTGGCCGTGTAGAGGTATCCGTTGGAGCCGCCAGCCGGGTCAGTCTGGCCTCCCGTGAGAGTTCCATTTGTTGCTACCGAGCTGTTCATCAGGACAAGGTTTGTTCTTGCTGCCTCGACCAGAAGTCCATTGGTGGTGCTGATACGCGGAGCGCCAGACGAGAAAAACGTGACAACACCGCCGATGATGTCGGTCGCCACGCTCGCCCGCGTGAACGTGACACCTGCAGGAAGGCTTGACGCTTTCAGGTTGAGATCGAGAACTAAAGCCTGTCCGCTATAGTTCCCGGTCATGAGGACATTGTTTGCAGAAAATAGGGCTTCTGCTTTACCGCATATCAAAGCGGCGATGAGAAAGACAAGAGCGCCTATTTTACGCATTTTCAGGTACCTCACGGGGTGTAGTTCTGAACAACTGAGCCATACCAGTTTGTCCCGTCGCTCACAAAGCTGAACAAGTCCATTCTGGATGCTGTGGCGGTCAGTGTGGGTGTGGAGCTACCAGCCCACTTGACCCCCGTGAACGCCGCTGTGAAGCTACCCGCGCCGGTATAGTAGCGGAGCGTGAAGCTCTTACCATTTCCAACCGAAGGCATGGTGACAGTCGCGTTGCCGGTCGCCGTGACCTTCTGGAACGTCCCATTGCTCAGCGCGATGGTAAACGCCGTCGAGCTGTTACCGATGTCATAGGCCGCCTCGGTATAGCCAGTGATCGTTGGGTTGCTCACTGTGGGGGAGGTGAGCGTTTTGTTCGTCAGGGTCTGCGTCGCACTCAGCCCAACCAACTGCTGGTTGATGTTTGCTGCGTCGTAGGTGGACTTCAGCATGTCGCCGCTGCCGGTTGGAGTCGCCCAAGTGCCGTCTCCACGCCAGAAGGTCGTGGATGTTGCCCCTGTTCCTGTGTTGAGGTTGGCGACAGGGAGGTTTCCGGTCACATCGCTGCCCAGACGAACCGTCAGTGTGTTGCTTGCACCGTTGATGGTTTTGTTTGTGAGCGTGTCGGTTGTTGCCTTGCCGACAAGGGTGTCTGCGGTGTTCGGCAGTGTCAGGATTACCGACCCGGCTGCGGCCATAGGCTGAAGCTGAGTGTAACCGGACGTGCTGCCCTCGAACCTCATGACGCCAAGGGTTGTCCCGGCAAGACCGAGGTCAAGCAGAGCCGTGGGGGAGACATTGCCGATACCCTCGTTTGTTCCGACGCTGCCCTTTCCAACACCGAGAACGTCATAGCTGAACGGGGTGGGCGTGCTGACCAGATTGAAGTAGCTGGTGGCCCAGCCACCGACTGAGGTTGTTTGGTTTGCAGTTCCGCCACACCCATCCCAGCGCACGTAAGTGGGGCTGTTTCTGGTTGTCAGGACATATGGCGTTGCGACCACATTCTTACGGGTGCAAATGTTCGTGCCGGTCACGCCCTTGCTGCCGTCGATGACAAAGTGGGCTTTGTCGGTGATTCCAGCATAAGCCTGATACCCACTATCAATCGAGTTGATGTTGCTCAGGTTAACCATGCGGGCATTTGGCCCGGTGCGAACGCACTGGCCGTACTGATGGTCACAGGTGATATTTGTCATGTTGACGCCGTAGGGTGCGTCCAAGAAGGCACCGGCACCGTCATTGAAAAACACGGTATGACTCACAGTACCAAAACCGCTGTATTCCAAACGTCCGTTTGTGATGTCCCATCCAGAGCCGTAACCGGCCAGAGAGCCAATCACGTTATGGTTTATATTTGCACCATAGAAGTCGGTAAGGTGAAGATCGGAAATGTTGCCGTAAATTCCCATGCAGTTGCCGATAAGATCGACGCCCTTTGCCCGCAGCTGAAGAACATTGTTGGCAAGGACACCCTGCGCTCCGGTCGTTATGGGGGTGCAAGGCGTCGCGCTGCCATAAGCGTTGCCGGGGTTGGACGGATTGTCATCGAAGTAACTGACCATTGCCGCGCCAACGCCGTTACCCATATTCAGGAAAGCAACGTTCTCAAGGTTCAGGAAAGCCGCTGCGCGACCATTGCGGATGCCCGGAATGCTTCCACCCGTGTAGCTGTCACACACGCCCACAGAACCGACAAGGTTGTAGTTTGCTTTAAACGCGACGTTGCGAATGGAAACGTTGTCATATCCCTGCGTATCGACGGCACAGTTAAGGCTTGTCGCCACGTTCGTCCGAAGCGAATCCGGCAGGAAGATGTAAGTATTTCCGGGGTAGTTTGAGTTATACCGACTGCCCTGTCCGAAGCTGAAAATGGTCTGACCTTCGTTCGAGAAGTTTACCTTGTTCGCCAGCTTGCAGCCGGGGTAGGGGATCATCACCGGCACGCCCGTATTGAGAGCCGCCTGAATGCCCGCCGCATCGTCCTGAGTTGAGTTGTTTGCGTTGAAGTTTGTGCTGCAATAGGCCCCAAAAGCGCGGGGATCGGCGTATCCCATCGCCTTGGCGCAAGTGGTGGCGTCGCTGAAAATGTTGCAGGTTGCCTGAGCTAGGCTGTAGTCGCCGGTTGCAGACCGGACAATCGCACCGGTGGTTGCGCCGCTTACCGCGAGGATTTTATCAAGTCCGCCGCGTCCGCCAATTCCGCTGCTCTGTTCCCAGACGCCGAGCGTCGAAAAATAGGTGTAGCTGATCGCCGTTGCCGCCGACATTGTGGTGACGCTGCCCATGACAGTGCCACCAGAATAGGTGATCGCTGACAGCTTCTGCGATGTGTAGACAGACACCACGTCGCCGTCCTTCGGGCTTGTGGGCATGGTGATGGTCAGGGCGGCAAGGGTGCCAGCCGGATTGATACTCAGCCAGACGTGGTTTGCCGTGTTGGCCGTGATGGTGTCGCCGCTGGTCGGGATGAATGACTGCGTGCTGACCGTCTGGGTCGCCTGCGTGAAGATACCCGCAAAGCTGGCAGTCTGCACCGCAAAAACTGACAGGATGATTGCAATCAGGGCCGTCTTGAAAATCTTCATGTCTCGTTTGCTCCTTTAGGAAATTGTCCAGTCGCCGGTGGCGCTGGTTACTACCCAGATTGTTGCGCTGACTTGGCTGACGTTCAGAACCGCGCCGATGGTGGTGGTGCTGATAGACCCGCCGTCGCTGCTGACTTGGTCACCAAAATACACCACGGCACCGGCAGGCACCGTGAACTTTGACCCGTCCGAATCGACGTTGACAATCTGGCACCCAAACGCCGGGGATTGCAGGCCGCTGGGGGCCGTGTAATTCACCTCGGCACTGGCCCCGATATTCTGGAGCAATGCCCGGTTATCCGAAGAGACCAAAGCCCGCGATGCCGTGACGTTGTTGATCGGAAAAGACGCGGCGATGTTGCCAACAAGCTTCCCAAACGCCTGCAGGATGGTGTCAGAGGCCGATATGGTGCCAGCCCCGGCACTGAACCCCGTGAGAGGCGCAGCAATCGCCCGCGCCTGCGTGAAATACTGGTTTGTGCTGCCCTCGGCCACATCGTCCGTGTCCAGAACAACCACGCCGGTTCCGCCGTTTACGCTGGTCACATTGGCGTTCGCGCCGATGGTACCGAGCTTGATCTTTTCATCAGCTGTGAACTGTTTTGTTGCTGTTCCGCTGCCAATATCGTCGGTTGTTAGGACAACGACTCCATCCTCTCCATTGACGGATGCGACTTTTCCGACTGACAGATCAGCAATATCTTGTGCCGATGTGCGGACGGTGGTTTTTTCAGACCCAGCCCCTTGAACAATGGGGACAATCTCATTTCCGACTAAAGCCGTGGCCGCTGGTAATGCTGAAATCTTTACGTCTGCTGCCATTTTCTTCTTCCTTGTTGTCTGAGACTATAGAGGACTTACGATTTCCAATCAAGGCCCGCTATAAATTGGCGTCGTGATGCAGATGAAAGCATTGTCTTCTGTTATCAAAAACCCCCCATCTTCCTGAAGCAGTTTTTGGCCTATCGATTCTTCGTCCGCTATCTCGAACTCTATCAGGCCATGCTCTTCGGTGATCGTCTTTGAGTCGTCAACTCTGGCCTTGAAGTCATCAAACCATCCGCCATCCTGCGGGAGAACAGTGTCTTTCTGATACCAGACGAAGCAGTTGAATGTGAGGGTATAGCGGTTAATGTTGCTGCCACCCTCGGCCCCGCTGGTGTTGAGGAAGTTTACCGGCAACCGGCTGATCTTGAAGAAGTTTGCCTCTTGTGTCTGCTGGGCTTGAATGCTGTGGAGTGCGGCCGTAACTTCCCAACGACGCAACAGGGCGGCATTGTCGCGGCTGAAAATGTCGATCTGGATTGCGTCGCAGGTCTGCACGCGCTGTACCTCAACCTCCTCGTAAACATCTCCGGTTTCGCAGGAAAGAAGACCGTTTGACTCGGTGGCTATAAAGCTGAAGTTTTCGGCCTCAAGACGCGGTGTTCTTGTCGGCTTGTTTTCTGTGTAGGTCTGGGAGGAGACCGGGCGAGAGTCGTTCATGCCAACGACGACATAAAGGCCGGTGGTGGGTGGCACTGATCGGTTCTGGTAGCGCAGCCAGATTTGACTGTCTGTTAGGCCGAGTTGACCCTTCAGAATGTCGATGATGAATTGCTCGGCTGTCTTATCCATTATCCGGCCCCACATAGTCCTCGACGACATGATACTCGATATAGTTGTTTAGGCGATAGTCTTTCACGCCCATGACCTTGAACTGCTTGTCGGCATAGATGATCTTGTTGCCGGGCAAAAGGTTGAGCGTGCCGGTCAGGCAGTGGATTTGCAACCATTCCCAATGACGTTGACCCTCTGGCTTGAGCTTCAGCTCGTTAGGCGAGAGCGGCTGAATAGTGCCTTGGAATGTGACCAGCGTGGCAGCAGTTTGAACAAAGCCGTCAACAATGGTCTCGGTGATTTGCTTGATGGTGATCTTGGTGAACCAGCCAGCAAAAGCCGCGCTTATTTGTGGCATTCCTGAGAGCTGGTTGAGTGGCTTGGCTGGCATTAAAAGTCTCCCTTCTTGGCGACATCACTGGTAATACTGCGGCGCAATTCGCCGGTATCAATAAGAGGCTTGCTCGAGCCTTTGCGGTCAATGGTCGATGGCTTATTGGCCGCCCACTTACCAAAGCCGCCAGTGCTGAAGGCCTGTTTGACAAAGCCCTCGGCGGCAATGCCGAGAATCTTGAATACGATCACGGCATCACCGGCTTCAACAGCCTTGCGAACTGCGGGCGTGTCCATCGACTTCATGATCTCTTTGGCGTGCGTCTCGACCGGCATTCGCAAGAAGGAGCGGGGAGGGATGTTGGCCGTCTCGCTGCCGAACTCTTGGATGGCGCCGATCTCGCTGTTGGTCAGGTCGGAATCATCATCGCCCTTGCGCGCAACATCGCTACCCAAGATGCCAACCCGTGCCACCAGACTGTCACCCAGCTTGCGGGCAATATCCTCAAGTCCATCAAGGTTGAAGCTTATCGAAGTTTGCTGGGCCATTATGGAGTCGTCCCCCCGCAGGCAATGCCCACGTTGCCCACAAGCATAGGCAACACGAGCGACAGATACTTCATCCCATAGCCAGTCTGGGCATAAATTGCATAGCTCGGGTTTGCCAGATAGGCCGAAGGGATGCCGTAGCTCTCCGACACGCTGCCAACAGAGCGCGAGGCCAGTGGGAATGCCCCAGCGCCAGACACCCCGGCCAGCGCGTTCCGCATGTCAACGACGAGGTAATGGGCGGTTAGATAGAGATAGCACAGCTTGATCGTGTCATCGCCGCTGAAGAGCGACTGATTGAAGTTGACCTGCGCCTCGCCGAATGCGCGCGTGATGTCATCGTCTTGCACATAGTTGTCTGTGCTGTCATTGACCACAACCCACTTGGTCGCGTCGCTGCCAGGCGTGATGCCCTGAGTGCCGTTGACAAGGCATGTATAGAACAGCTCGGTCGTTGCATAATAGACGCGAGCGCCAGCATTATAGAGCTTTGCGGGGTCATAGCTGGGCAGATAGGGGAAGTCGCGGCGAAAGAGCGCTTTGAAGTCTGCAACCGTGATTGTGTTCAAGTCCATGTCATCACCTCTAAAGAAAAACCCCGTAAGCCATTTTCAGACTTACGGGGTTTAGGGCTGCGCGGGGGTTATCCCTTCTTATTTACCGAAAACCATCTCTTTGGCTTCTTCTTCAGTTGCGCCCTCGGCAATGAGGGACTGCACCTTGAGATTGGCCGCCGTAAGCTCTTCAACCGACATGCCCAGCTTTTCAGCTTCAGCCGCAAAGGCTTTGGCCTGCAGCTCAGGCGCGCTCGGTTCAAGCGGTTCTTTGTTTTTGATCTCGGCCAAGTCTTCAACCGGCGCGAGGAGGGCGGGTGCCGCGAATGCCTGTGTGGCCTCTTCCAAGTCCTGAAGCTCGGCCCCAAAGAGCCGCTTCAGTTTCTTGGCAAGAGGAGCAGGAAACGCCATGACCGCCATCGGGGCAAAGTGCACGCCCTCTGCGACGGTGATGGTGCGCTCGCCCTTATTGAGGAGTTTTATTGTCTGTTCGCTCATCATGATTCCCCTTATGAGTTCCAGTCGAAGTAAAGCACTTCAAGCGGGCGATAAGCCTTGGCACCGGTGAACTGACCATACCCGACGTTCTGATACTGGAAGCCATTGATGGTGTTCTGCAGTGTGCTTGTGTAGTCAACCGGAATGTCCATGCGGATGGTGTCTTCATCGTAGTTCATGAGGACATAGCGGTTCTTGTTCAGGCCGGTCACGTCAGCGTTGTTGGCCTGATCTGCATA